TGCTATTGACTTAGAAACCGCCTCACGTGTTGCAACTGCTACACCGATGCCATCTGGCGTTCTAAAGAATAACGGCGCGGATTTAAGCCCGGAAGAAGTGCAATCTATTCTCGCAGCATGGAAAGCTGCTAGAGAAAAGCGCAGCACCGCATATTTAACTTCTACGCTTGAATATCAACCAACCGCGTTTTCACCGCGCGACATGATGTTTGTGGATGCGATTCAACAGATGTCCACACAAGTAGCTCGTATGATGAACGTGCCAGCGTATTACATAAGCGCTGATCAAAACACCTCGATGACTTATGCGAACGTACAGGATGAGCGCCGCCAGTTTGTCAGTCTTTCCCTTGCGCCATACGTTCACGCCATTCAGGATCGTTTATCTATGGACGATATAACGGCGCGAGGGAACATAGTTAAATTTGATGTAGAGGATGCTTTCCTTGCGGTCAATGCGCTAGAGCGCCTAGCCGTAATTGAAAAGATGCTTGCACTAGGTTTAATAACCGTAGAACAAGCTATGGAAATGGAAAACCTATCACCGAACGGAAACGATACAGATGCACCTAACGTTCTCTAATGAAATCGAGTGCTCAATCTCAGAGCGCACCATCTCGGGTAAGATCGTGCCTTATGGCGATGAAGTCGGATAAACCAGCGCTGGCAAAGTAGTATTTGAAAGAGGATCTATTGAGATTCCTTCAAGCCCGAAGCCAAAACTACTTTTAGAGCATGATGCAAAAAAGCCAATCGGGCGGATGATTAGTTACCAAGAGCGTGAGGATGGAATTTACGCCACGTTCAAAGTAAGTGCTACGACACGCGGAAACGATGCTTTAGTGGAAGCGTCTGAGCAATTGCGCTCCGGTCTTTCCGTTGGCGTTGAAGTACTCGATGGAAAGCGCGAAAAAGATATTTACCGCGTATTAGCATCGAAGATGGTAGAAACAAGTTTAGTTCAGGCTGCTGCGTTTAAGAGCGCAGAAGTTTTGAGCGTTGCAGCTTCTGAAGAAGAAGCCGCAGAAGAAAAACCAACCGAAAACGAAAGCGAGGCAGTCGTGGAGAATACTCCAGACACCGCAACCGTTGAGCCTGTGGTCGAAACCCCTGCGGTAGAGGCTGCTCGCCCAACTGTTAGCGCACCGATTTACACCAAGCCGCGTTTAGAGTTCACAAAGGCTAAGTACCTAGAGAACACACTACGCGCGAAGTTTCTTGGTGATGAAGATGCTGCAATGTATGTTAAGGCAGCAGATAACGAAACAACAACAGCACCGGCAATGGTGCCCACCCGCCAGCTCACAGAAATTGTAAACCCGCTATCAAACGCAGATCGCGGTGTTATCGATAGCATCAGCCGTGGCACATTGCCTGATGCGGGAATGTCTTTCGAAATTCCAAAGATTACTGCTGTGCCAACTGTTGATCAGATTGATGAAAACCAAGCAATCACAGATACACAGCTCACAGCGTCTTATATCACCGTAAACGTCAAACCATTCAAGGGACGCTCAATCACAACCGTAGAACTTATCGAGCGTTCATCTCCAACATTCTTTGATGAACTCGTGCGTCAAATGGAGTTTGCATACGCTAAGGAAACAGACTCTTACGTAGCGACTGCAATTCAAGGTGCAGGAACACTTAATGCGTCAGCACAAGGCAATACCAATACTGGTATTCTTGCTTATGTTTCTAGCGCAGCGGCAGCGGTCTACACAGCATCACTTGGCTTTGCTCGCAACCTTCTTGTAACCCCTGAACAATGGGCTAACATCATGGGCTACAACGACTCAGGTCGCCCAATTTACAATGCGGCACAACCACAAAACGCTGGTGGATCAGTAAGCCCACAGAGCCTACGTGGAACTGTTGCAGGTCTTGATCTTTACGTATCACGTAACTTTACTGGCTCAGGTGGAGATGGAACTGCTGATTACTCAATGGCAGTAATTAATCCTGAGGCGTACACATGGTACGAATCACCACGCTTCCAGCTTCGCACTAACGTCAATAGCGATGGAACAGTCGATCTCGGCTACTATGGCTTTGGCGCGCTTGCAACGAACGTTGCTGCCGGTGCTAACTGGTTCAACAAGTCCTGATCTAACTAAATAGATCGTTAGCGTTAGCCCGGGGCTTCTGCCCTGAGTCCCGGGTCTAACATAGAAAGGAAAAGAGATGCCAGCCACATACGTCACAGAAGCCGAATTGCGCTCTGCTCTTGGCATTGGTTCTCTTTATAGCTCTGCGGTAGTCGAAGAAGTTTGCCAAGCGGCAGAAAATATAGTTAAATCTAAACTATGGTTTAATGAACAGTCGGTGTATGCGCTAGAAGCGACAGGAACCACCGGACGTATTTATATTTACGAAAACATAGGACAGTTTGTTGTCGGTGATACGGTCACAATTGAGGACGTACGCCAGCACTTCAATGGCAGCCAAACCATTACTGCAGTTGGGAAAGATTACCTAGAGTTTGTAGACGCACAAATTACAACGCGCGCATATCACACAATTGCGCCGTGGGGTCGCGTATATGGTTCTACTTCTAAAGATTACGCCACGTTGCCAGAGGTCAATCAGGCTTCTTTAATGATAGCCGTGGATATATGGCAAGCACGCCAGACTTCTAATGCTGGCGGTATTTCACCAGATTTTCAGCCTTCACCTTATCGCATGGGCAATACACTCATGGCTAGAGTACGAGGATTACTTGCGGATCACTTAGCACCGGGCGGTCAAGTAGGGTGAGCGCAATCACTACCCTGCGGGGAACAATCGCGGCTGCGCTAACTGATAATGCGGTCTGGCAGGTGTTTTCCTTCCCACCTGCTAGCCCGCTTGCTAACAGCATTGTAATTCAGCCGGACGATCCTTATATCGAGCCTTCTAATGATCACTATGCAACGGTTAAGCCGAAGGTGAATTTCAAGCTAATCGTTTTAGCGCCTATGTTTGACAATCAAGGCAACCTAACCAATATTGAAGATTTTTACCTTAAAATAGTCCAGAAGCTAGAAGCATCCTCAATCGCTTACTCGATTGGCACTTTTAGCGCACCAGCAGTATTAGCCGGGACAGTAGGCGATCTACTTTCCGGTGAAGTAACCATCAGCGTTCTATCCGATTGGAGCTAAAAAATGGCTGATAATGACAAAGAGCGCGAGGCTTTTCTGATCAAGATCGGTCAGATCAAACCCGCGGATGCAACACCTAAACCAACCGCTAAGAAAGACGAGGAATAACCTAAATGGCTGTTTTTCTAAATAACAAGGTCGGTCTAAAGATCAACAATGTCGATCTTAGCGATCATGTAACTTCCGTTACCCTTAATCGTGCTTTCGATGAACTCGAAGTAACCGCTATGGGTGACACCGCTCACAAGTTTGTAAAGGGCTTGGAATCCGCAACACTTACAGTATCTTTCCTAAACGATACAGCTGCTGCTAACGTACTATCCACATTGGATTCTGCTTATGGCAGTACCGTAGCTGCGAAGATGCTACAAGAGAAGGGAACGGCAGTTTCTGCTACCAACCCGCTTTACACTTTCGATATTTTGGTTAATAACCTAACACCGATTAACGGCGCAGTAGGCGACATCGGTACAATGGATATTACCTTCACAATTAACTCAGCAGTAACCGTAGCCTCATCAGGCTCGTTCTAATTAAATAAAGGGGCAATAATGGCTAGTCTAAAGGTTAAGAGGGCAGATGGAAGCGAAAGCGTCCATGAGATTACACCGGCTATCGAGTACGCTTTTGAGCAGTACGCCAAGAAAGGTTTTTTCAAGGCGTTTAGAGAAGATCAAAAGCAGAGCGATATTTACTGGCTGGCTTGGGAGTGTCTGCGTAGAGCTAACGCTCCCGATGTATTTCCTTTTGGGGACAAGTTTTTAGAAACCCTGCGTAGCGTAGAGGTGGTAGCAGACGACTCCCCAAATGGCTAGCGCGTGATACTTGGACTTACCGCGTAGCAGAATTAGTGGTAACTCTAGGTATCGCGCCTAGCGAGATAATAAACATGGATAGAGATCTCTTGATGGCTATCTATAAAGTGCTAAAACAAAGAGCAGAGGATCAGAAAAATGCCAACCGTAGTAAAGGGCGTGGCAGACGCTAGGAGAATCCTGCGTAAAGTAGATCCTGAGCTTTATAAGGAAATGAATAGCCGAATTATTACGGCTATGGCTGGCATCCGCGATATTGCTCGCGGTCAAGTGCCAGATCAGATATTTGGATTACGCAATTTCAGCGATACCGGGTTTGAGCGTCAATCGCGCACCAGTCGCGCTCGCGCTTTTCCTATGTATAACCCTACGCTAGTGCGTAAAGGTTTAACCTACAGCACGGCTAAAAAGAAGGCTTCGCCAAGTGGCTTTTCTGCTTTATATGCCATGCTGAATAAAAACGCAGCCGGTGCAATTATTGAAACTGCCGGTCGATTACACATGTCCGGAGATCCGGCAAGCCAAAGCAATAATCCCGGCGCTGGTGCTCATTTCATAAACGCACTAGATGGACAATTCGGGACATTACAGCGAAGCGGTACGACTCGTAAGACAGAGGGTCGTTTAATGGCTAGCGCATTGGCTTCTCGTAAATCTAACGTTCAGCATGAGATACTTAAAGCTATAGACGACACAATTAAAACCTTGCAGCGAGAGGTGGATGCAGCGTAATGGCTTTAGTATTCCCAATCTTAACTGAGTTTGACGATCGAGCTGCTAAGAAAGCCGACCAAGCCTTTACTAAATTAGGCAAGAAGTTTGCTGCCGTATTTTCCGTAGGCGCAGTAGTTAAGTTTGGTAAGGAATCAGTAAAGGCGTTTATGGAAGCCGAGCGTGAGGCTCAGCAGCTTCGGGCGCAATTAGAGGCAATTAACTTAGGGTTTGCAGCACCATTTCTAAATGAGTATATAGACAATTTAGAGTTATTAACCGGCATTGCTGGCAATAGACTTAATAATGCCTTCATTTCCTTATCACAGGCTACGCAGGACGTTACAACAGCCCAGAAATTAATGAACGTGGCGCTAGATGTATCGGCTGCCACGGGTCGCGACTTAAACACCGTTAGCATAGCCCTACAGCGCGCCTACAAGGGTGAAGTTACAGCGCTTGCTAGATTGCGTATTGGTTATACGACCGCAGATCTAAAAGCCCGTGATTTTGATGAAGTTTTAAGCGAATTATCAGATAAGTTCAGGGGATCCTCTGCTCAGGCAGCAGATACTCTCGCTGGCAAGATGGCGCGTCTAAACGCCTCAGTAGAGCAGTCTAAAGAGGCTTTTGGCGCTGGTTTTGTTAAAGGCATAGAGGCTAGCGATGTAGCGATTGAAGATCTACAAAATACAGTTATAGGTTTAGGCGATGCCTTCGGTTATGCGGCTGGTCAGGCTATCGCGTTCTATCAGAACCTTATTACGGATGTAACCGAAGGTATTGAGCAGAGTGATTCGATATTCGCTCGCCTTGTCAAAAGCCTAGTTAAGAATCAAGCCGAAGCATCACGCGTAGAAAACGAGCGCAACAGAGCCACGTTACGCCAGCGCAATGTAATTTTAAGGGCAGAACAAAAGACACTAAAGGTACGCAAAGATAGTGCCAAGTTAGCCGATGCTGAAAAGAAAAACGCTGAAAAAATTGCTAAGGCTAAGTCTATGTTTGAATTGGAACAAATACAGATTCAAGCTGCGCTACAAGGCAAGATTACCGAAGAAGAACGCATACGCCTACAGTTAATGAAAGCCATTATTCAAGAAAACGGCGGCGAAGCTGAACGCCTAGCAGAGCAATTAAAAAAGAGCCAAGAGGAAACGGCTAAACTGGCTAAATCACTAACAGATCTCAAAGCCGGTAACCCATTTAGAGATTGGGACGGTTATACCGCTTATGCTCTTGGTTTAATTGGTCAGATGCGGGCTGGTATAGATGATCTTTACCGTAGGCTAAATGATTTTCTAAGGATTGATAAGGGTGTCGGTGCGGGCATAGCATCTTCAAGTAGTGCATCTTCCTCGGCTTCCGCATCTTCCTCAACTTCCGCATCTTCCTCGGCTTCCGCATCTTCCTCGGCTTCCGCATCTTCCTCGGCTAATGCAGCAAGCGCAGCGGCCTCCGCAGCCGCCGCAGCAGCCGCAGCTAAGGCGGCAGCAGATGCAATTGCAGCAGCTGAGAAAGCGGCAGCAGAAGCCGCCGCGGCAGCAGATGCACAAAAGAAAGCCTATGACGAGGCAGCAGCAAAAGCTAAACAAGATGCCGATTTAATCGCAGCCGCAGCAGCCGCAGCTAAGGCGGCAGCAGATGCAATTGCAGCAGCTGAGAAAGCGGCAGCAGAAGCCGC